TAAAACACCCAGACGGAACTCCTCCCGTCTGAATGCCCCAAAGTTTGCCATAAAGATGAGTGACTCTATTAAGAATGTTCTCCAGAAGAAATTTGATAATACGCTCTTTTGTCTTATATTCTTCTGTTGTAGGATCCTCACCCTTTAACATAGTAGAGAAGTACAAATCAACAAAAATAGCACACACGGACTGATCAAAATTCTTTACATCACCTTCCACGAAACCTGGGATCTTACAATTCTTAAGATTTATTCCCAGTATGCGAGCTAGGCGTTGCATTCCCCCAAAGCTCCATTTATGCCCAATCTGAATGACTCTCCCCCGCTCACCCAACATACGAGGGAGTGAAACAAGACGTTCCATAAGTACAAAAACAGACGACGGGATGACAAACACTCGCAGTTTCCGTTTCCAACTCTCCCAATCTTCATTGACTTGTTGATGAACCCAAGAAAAGAAATTCTCCAACTTAGGAGTTATTTTCCAAAAGACAGGAGGCTTTATACCATAAACAATAAACTGAACAATAGTCTTCACATCCTCCTCAAAAGTCATAATCTTCTTACCCTCAGTAGTCACCCGAACTTCAGTCCCATTCACATTAATTTTCTTGTTAGGACCTTGGTTCTGACCACTTGATGCACCCAAAAACATTCCGAGTAGACTTAATAAGGACAGAGGTTTCTGCTGAGTAGCCGTAGCATCAAACGCATACTCCATGTACTGAAGCGCCTGAGGAAGAACCTTAAGAGCATTAGCCGCAAGAGCCGGAGGTTTGTGAACCATCCTATCCTGATTCACAATCGTATTCGCCAACTTATTGGTATCAAATAACTCGTCCATAGCCGCTACTACCATTGGACGCCCATTAAGAGTATTACACGTATTCGCGAAGATACTATATTTCCGCCAGACCAACGCTAAAAGAGGAGCATTAGATGCCTCCGTCCATACCCATTTATCCATGTAAGTCACAACCGGAGGCTCAAATCCCAAATTATGCTTCTTCGCAAACCAGCGAAGATAATGGAGATCTGCCAATTTAACAGCTGCAACAATATCAGGATGTAAAGAAGAGGGAGAAGTAGATTGAGGAAGGCCCGAATTGCCAACAGGATCAGGAATCAACTTAATATTGCCATCAGAGCGAAGAGCACCCATAATGTAAGCCTCAC